CAGGCTTGATTGCTCATCGTCTCGCCCCTAATAAACTTATATTGGCATCTGACGCTCGCCACCAGCCAGTAGCAGAGCCACTTTCAGCGGAGACCTCTAACGTCAAGAAAAAGTAGCGCGTTCCCGTCCACCCGTTTATTGTTTTAGACAGGTTTAACGATGGCGGCCCACCTTTGCGAGCATTTAATTGAACGCCATCAACGCTTCCACTGCCGCTAATAGTAGTGCTGTTACTAGTGTTATATCGCAATCTCAATACCGCCGCCGCAAAATCGCTACCAAACCCTGATGATTGCAGGTCAGCTAACGCCAAACAAATAACTTTGTCAGGTGCGTTAGTGCCAAACCCTGCCGCCAACGCAGAGGTGCTAATTACCGTTTCCACGCCATTAGTCGTATATGCAGACATGGCCCCGTATTGAATGGTAAGCGGCACCGTCACCGCTTGATTGGCTATCTGCAGAGTATCAACAGATAAATCGCGGATATAAGTAGAAGCATAAGCGGGGTCAATAACAGGGGGGGCTTTAGAAACCCCAACTTGATGCCATGTTGTTGTACTTCCGCCGCTACTTGTGCCAAACCTTGCAAGAGCATACAAATATGGATTGCCAGAGTAAGAAGGGTAATCTACTTTTGCGACTCTAAATTGTTGACTATTTCCCGCAGAAGGCGACCAACCGGACGTTAGTACCGTACTAGAGGTAAACGAGCCATCTGCTTTAACAAAAAGAATTGTGCAATACGCATTAGCTCCATACACATCAGCGTAAACATAAAGCGGCTCATTAAGGCTTAGTGGTATTTTAATTTGGCTTTGAATATATTCATTTGAATCGGTATACGCTCGGCCTAACGTGGTGTTAAAGAAAACAGAACCGCCAGTAGACCAGCCATTTGCTCCTTCTACAAAACTTCCGTTGTATAGGCTGTTATTGCCCTCTGAAGATCGTAACCCGCCAGAGTCTAAAATAGTTGTATTGTCTGAGTCTTTAACCTCTAGCCCTGTAGTTGTTAGGTTAGTGCCATCCCACTTTAGGTTTTTGGTGGAGCTTCCAATATTAAACTTTGCAGTCCCACTGTCATTACCTAAGAAAAACCCTGATGTAGTGCTTGAAAAAGAAGTTTTAGCTTGCCTTACCGCCATGCCACTTTGATTAGCTAAATCTACTACGCCAGTTTTAATCAGCCCCCCGTCTATAGTTGTAACTAGACTAGATGCGGAATCTGCTAACTCTGTGTTTAGGTTCTTAAACGTGACCAAACCATCAAACACAGTGCTTTGAAAAGCCGAGCTAAACTGTACAGTTACAGTGCCGTTGTATTGGCTTTCCGTGACGTAAAACCTTGCTACCCAAAAGGGGTTTCCAGTGGTGGCGCTGTTAGTGCTTGGAGCAGGCGGGTTTATGCCCCAACCGCTCGTGAGTCCGGTAAACGGGTTAGCTCCCGCCGCCGCCTCATAATCATAGTCGCTCGCGCTAGGAGTGCTTGGCTGTGCTGTTTGGGCTGTTTGATAATAGACATACCCATGCACCGTTCGCGGCTGTAGGCTAGATGTACTAATTGGTGCCGCATTGGTTGCGGCTTGAACTACGTTGCTTAGTGAGCTTTGATTATTAGACCAATCATAAGCGTATGCGCGATATTGGTAAGTGACATTGTCTGCAAGACCTGCATCTGCAAACAAAGACGTTGCGCTAGGCTTGCCAAATACGTCTTTTATGCTGACATAGTTGCCCGTGTTTAAGACCCTGCGCTGTATTCGTGCATAAGCAAAATCCGTTGCTGATGGATTAGTCCACGACAAACCTATGCTTTTTACTCCGCCTACTGGTGTATTTAGCGTAATAGCAGACGGGGCTGTTGTGTCTCCGGTTATAGCGACGGTGCCTGATATGCTCGCTGACCTAACGCCAGCGTCATTCACTGCGCTAACCAACACTGTATAAGTAGTCACTAATGCAGGGCTAACTAGATACGCTACTGGAGAGGAACCTGCTAATTGCGCGGCTGTCATTTGCGCCGTGCTTAGTCGCACCTCAAAAGGATCAAATCCTTGGGGCGTAATATTAATGATGTATTCAACAACAAAAACGTCTCGTGACGTAGTAAAGGCTATATCTAAGTATGGAATAGCAGAGCCGTCTGCCGCTACATTAACGCCTTGCGTCAAACTCAAGCCAGTGGGCGCTCTAACGTCAAACGGGTTTGGTATTGTAGAGGCGGGAGAATCGCTTTCTTCTGGCCCCGCCGCATAGGTATATATGTTTGTATATTCTTGTAGCGTTAGCTTAACCTCGCCATCTTCTTGCAACTGCATATTTAAAACACGACAGTCTTTTATTGAGCCGCCTGTCCACCCCAACGAGTCATGCTCTAGCTCCACAACATCACCTACAGCAAGCTCTAGCGCCTCTGAGGTTGCCGTAACCTGTATGGTTAATTGATGCTCTCTTGATGCCCTGCAAATAATTCGCGCTAAGTCTCTCGCAGAATAATAGCTGGTGATGGTGTTTAGAGTTACGTTTCTAAGTAGCTCTTCGCCGTTGTCCTCTGCTTTAAATGTCGCGTAAGTGCTGTCGTTTGGGGGCCAATCTACGCTGTCTTCTTGCCAATTAGCCTCTGGATTAACAAACTTAGCTCGAACTCTGTTGTATTTTTTATTTTTGCCGCTAGCGGTAACAGTAATCGCCGATGTTATATTGGAACCATCAAGCCTAAACGGAGTACCTGCGGGAGCCGCCGCGTCAATTAAAAGCGAGTATGTGCCATCTTGAAACGGCATAAGGCCGCGCATACCCTGCAAAAGTATTTTTACGTTATCAAAAAGCTGTTTTTTTGTATCAATAACTGCATTGCATTCCAGCAACTTTACCGTGCCGCTTGCACCGTCATATTCTGTAACCGTGCTATCGCAGACGTTTGCCGCCGCAGAAATAGCAGTGTCGTTTATTTGGCTGGATGCCAGCCCTTTTCCATATCTAGAGTTAGTTAAATAGTCGCGCAAGCATAACGCTGGATTTGTAGAAAAAGCGTCTGCGGCACTAGAGTTTCTAGGGTCATGAACTTTTCTGCCATTAACTATGGCCTGTATGTCAGGGATGCTACCAAACGCGTCTTGGTCGTACTTTAATTTTATAGCTAAATACGCGACCCCACTAAGTTTATGATTAGACCCCCAAGTATCAGTAGACCCTGCAAGCAGGGTGCTGTAAGTCTGGGTGTCCGTCCCTACATATTTAGCAATAGTAACTAAGCCGCTGTATTTAGAGTCTGTAGAAAGCACATCATTAATATAGACGTCGCCAATAGATGACACCTCGCCTTCGCAAAGAACAAGCGCCATATATAAAAATTCGTTGTCATTGCCGCCAGTAGACAAAAATACTCTTGTGCCGCCTACTTTTCTCGTTCCATAAATAACGGGTATGTTTGCTATGTTGCTACTCTTGTTGAGTAACACTCCTTGCGCTTGGCTTTGATCGTCAAAGTCAGCACCAACCAAAAACCCAATAACATCACCAATTAGGTTAGTAATGCCTTTAAATATTTTAGAGAAAAAGCCCATTACTTACGGCCCCATTTAATATCTCGGACAGTATGCGCGGCGTATTGAAAGCCTACGTCAGTAGAAAAATAAAACTGCTGAGAGCTGTTATTAGTCAAACGCCCTTGCTTTTTTTCAAAGTCTGCCCAATGGGATGAAAGTGAAACTTGAACCTTAGAGTTGCCCGCACTTTCTTGGAATTGCCAATTAGTAATTTGACCATCAAAAACCAAAAGTGGAGCGCCTACTATGGCCCCGCTGTCATTCATTACCAATTTAAACACCTTGCCCTGCTTGTTCATCCAGTTATTAGATTGAAATATGCTTTGGTATGCTTGTCCAACGCCAGAGAATTGAACGCCTAATTGATTAACGCGCAAATCTCTAGATTCAGATGGTGAGCCTACTTCTACTAAATATGCAGTTGCCTGCCAAGTTTGACTGTCATACGAAATGTCTGACGCATAGTCTGTCAAATACAAACCAGAGGCTATGTCTAAAAAAATTAGGTGCGCCATGCGAAAGCCGTCTGTGGCTAACGCGGCTTTCATCGTTGCGTTGACATTTCTTGGCATTAAATGGCCTCTACCAAATCAATTTCTAATTGGTATTGCTCAAATCCAGACAGCTTAAACTGCTGTGCGTCATTTGTAACTCGCATGGTGAACGCTACGCTGTTAAATGTAACGACTTCATTATCTGCTACGGCCTCATGCAATGCAGGCTCTATTGTCATTGTCCCTGATGAAAAATCAGACACAACCATATAAACCTTAGTGTGACTCGCAAACTTAATGAAATCACCAGCTTTGACTGTGCCGCTGATGCCGTCCATCGTGATGGTGTTGTCGCCAGCGGTATGCGCTCCATTGGCTCTCAGCGTCCCTGTAGCGTTTCCTGTGGATAAGCTAATCACTGGCGGGGTGATGCTAAAAGAGCTTGTGCCGCCCTGCTTGCCTGCTAGGAACGCATAAATTGGAGCCATTTGCGCTCTTGTCAGGTTGTTGTATTTAGCAGTAAATGACCATAACGCCGCGCCGATATTACGAACTTGCGATCTTCCGCTACGGGTTTGCGACCTAACATTGTTGTAATTTAGGCGCACATCAATAGCTTCAAACTCTGGGTCTGTTGGGTAGCTCATATGATTGCCGCCCTCCCTTGGTCTTCTATGGCGTCATTTATAATGTTAATAATAAGGCCGCGCCGATTAACCAATAGCTCATCAAACCCTTGCGAGTCATTGGCTGTAATGTTGAAGTTGACGTTAGCAGTTTTGTTGACCACGCCACTAGATCCCTGCCCTAGAGCGGAGTTAGGCGTAATGTTGCCCATGCCGCCCATTGTTAAGACCTCTGGCCCTCGCTCTCCTACTACATAGGACTCTCCAGCGCGTACTTGACCGCCTAATGCCCTGCCTGACAAAGATTGTGCCGCAAACGACACGCCAGCCGCCAATATGGTTGCCGCCGCCGCCGCGCCTAATGCAGGGCCAATGAGTGGAATGCCTGCTAACGATTTATACGCTTTCATTGCCGCGTCATACGAGTTGCTAATGATGCTTTTTGCATTTTCACGCTTTTCTGCATTAGCTAGATTAACCGCTGTACGGAAAGCCATTTTTTCCTTTTCTGATTTGCCTTTCATGAGTATGTCTTCAAACGCCAAAAGAGTTTGCGTTGTTTGGTCAGCCTGCTCTTTGCGCTTTTCGTCTTGCTCAATAATGCCTTCCATTAACGCATCGTTTTCTGCGTGTAAATCTTCTAAGTCTTGCAGGCGTATATCTTTGCGCTCTGCGTGACCATTACGCATAATCTCTGTCAAAGCATCTTGATATTCTTGCTCTGTAATAAGACCTTGGGTGCGGAAGTCTTGGAGCATTGTTATCTGCTCTGCTTCTGATCGCTCTAAAGCCTCTAGCTTTGTGTCGTTCATAGCCATTATTTCAGCCATGTACTCTTGAGCGTCAACTAAGTCTTCTGCGCGAGCCTCTTCTTTTTTTCTATTTTCTTCTGCCAAGGCCGCGTCTTGTCGCTCTTGAAGCGCGTCTGCCTCATCTTTTGCGGCCTCACCTGCCGCAATTCCTATAGACGTTAATAGCTCCGCTCTGCGTACCAATAAGTTATTGATTTCATTCTGGTTAAATTTGTATCTTTTATCTTCTTCTGTAATTGTTTTTTGGGCGGCAATTCGCACATCTAATTCTTCGTTGATTCGTTCTAGCTGTGCCGCTTCTGACGCCGTGCCGTTTGCCAAGGCAATAGCTCCGGTAATTCCCTCTACGGCAGAAGTAGTCATGCGAACAAAGTCATTCATGATGCCCTTGTCGCCTTTGGCAATAGTTAAGAAAAGTTGGTCTATAGAATCGCCAAGGTTAGATATAGCACCATCTAAGGTGTTTGCCCGCTCTGCCATAGCACCCGCAAACTCTACACGGCCTATGTCTAGCAAAAACTTTTGTATCTCGGCAGATGATTTGCCTATAGTTTTCGTTGTGCCTCTAAAAGTAAAGCTGACAGAATCCGTTTCTTGCCGCGCCTTAATACCAAACTCTTTAAGCCTTTCGAACTCAAATGTTGTCGCATCTGCAACGGCCTCTATCATTTGATTAAGGTCTTTGCCCATCGCGGACGCAGTGTTGCCGTAACTTAAAAGAGCCTCGCTAGACGGGTCTAAACCAAACGCTTTGAGCTTTACAAACGCATTGCCTACCTGTTGAAGATCAAACGGGGTCGTAGCGGCGAACTCTTGAATTGCGGCAAACGCCCTAGACGCGCCTTCTGCAGAGCCAGTAACGGTAACTAGCGAGGCGTTAATAACATCAAACTCTCTAGCCACAGAAACAACTTTGGCGACCGCCCCTAAACTAGCGAGAGCGGCAACTAATGGCCCTATAAACCTAACGGCACTTTTTGCCCCTGCGCTAGTGGCTTTCATTTCTTTGCCAACACCGTCAAGGTTATGCTCGGCAGAATTAGCGGCTTTGGATAGGCGTTTGAGGCGAGCCTCTGCTTTAGAGAGGTCTGTAGTGTCTGCCTTGAACTGGAGAGTAGCTACTTCAACGGCCATGTCGGTTGCACCTCGCGATATTTAGCTAATTTTACAATAGCTTTGACTTCCCAAGGGTCTAAATCGCGGCTTGTCAGTGCTATGAAGTTGTTTATTTCTGTATAGCTAAACTCTGATAATGAATTAAATGCGTCCCATGTAGGCTCTAGCTCTAGGCTTAACTCTGGAGCCTCTAGTAGCTCTTGAGGCATTTTGCCTGTTGTGTTTCTTACCTGCTGTAACGAATCAAAGCGGCTGACCGTGGAGCCTTCTGGCTTTGCGTGGATATACATCATCCACCTGCCAAACGTCACAAACTCATCAATCAGCCTTTCATAAAATTTACCCGTTCACCGCAAAAGTCCAAGACTCTGTCAACATTAACGGGAGATTTTGCAAAAAACTTTTTACAAGAGCTTTTAGAAAACTTAATAGGGCTACCATCTTTAGTTATCTCACCCCAGCCTGTAACGATGTCTGATGCAAATTCTGCGTCTAAAGGGAAAAAGTCATAGCTATCAAACTTAGTCCCTTTTTCTCTGAGCTTTATAATTGAGTTTCTTTGCTTCCGCTTTGCCAGCCTGTACGCTGGCGAATCTGGCCCTTGCACCACTACAAACGCATCTGACACAGAGCCATCAGCCTGTATCAAATGGCATTTGCTTCCTGCGGTGTGGGCCTCGCTTGTTTCAAGGAGACCTATTTCCATAGTTTTATGCCGTGCTTCTCGTAATTACAATATTGCTGGCATCAGAAACGTCGTACAAACCCACAAAGTCCATTGCTATTGTTATTGGCCCTTCGCCAGCAACATCAGGCTGACCAGAGTTGTACTTCACATTGCCAATTTCAATAATGTAATCATTTCCGTCTAGATCAGTCAAGGTTAAACGGATACTAGAACTAGTTTCGTTTACAAACTTCTCATATAGGGTTTTGCTATTAAAGTACGTTGTGAGGGTTCCAGTAACTCGCGACTTGCCAATAGCAGGCTGGGTCGTAGTTTGGCTACCCACAGAAAACAATGGCTCCAGACCGTTCTCTAAGGTTAGGTCTAAGGCTGTAACTACTGCGATTGTAGCCCCGCCTTCTTGTATAGAGCCTGTGAATGAATCAAAAGGCGTTTCTACGGCGGCGGCAGAATAAGTGCTGTTAGCCACTGAAGCTGTAGCAAGCGCCAAGTCTTTGCCCACAACCCCAAAGGTTAAGCCGATAAGCTGGTTAGGGGCTACGGACAGCGCGAAAGAGTTTATTTCACAACCGGAATAGCGGTGAAACTCTGCCGTTGCAAGATCTGCAAACTTTCTTTCAAAGGTAAAAGAACGGCGAGTAGTGCCAGCCTTTAAAACGTCAGATGACCAAGCGCCACCGAGCGCGGCCTCTAATAGCCCGTCAAACGCGGCATACTCTAACTCGCATGATATATCGCCGCCAATGGACTTATTGCCGTGGCGAAAGTCTTCTACTTGTCTGTCACCGCGCAGTTTTTCGCTTTCAATGGCGTCTTTTGTCAAGGCCAAGGTGGTTCCAGTGTGAGGGCATGGAGTCCATGTAGGACTAGATGGCGTAGTGCCATACGTTGATTCTGCTACAAAGTGCAGACTGTGTTGTGCGCCGTTCGCAATAGTCATGATCTAGCCTCTGTAAATGTTTGAAAATTGACGGAAACAGGAACGGAATACCATGCCGTGTCAGTCACTAGAGCTATGCCAATACTCACAGACCTAACCCTTACTTTGACTCCATTATACGTCAAAACCGTTCCGCGTTTGAAAGCGTCAGCTATAGAATCTATGGTTTGTGGCCTGCCAGAGCCTCGCGGCACGACAACCTCTATTTGATACACGCCGTTTGTTTCATCTTTACCCGTAGCGCCTAATGAAGCCTGCGTAGTTTCAGCAGGCAAAAAAGTAGGCCGAACGTATACCGTACCAGCAGATGGCTCATACGGGACATTAGGGAAGGCTATGGGGTCGCTGACGCTTTGCCCCATTTTTGCATCAAATGCCGCTTGTATGTCATTAAAAAAAGTGCTCATTACGCCCCCAGCTTAGACGTTAGCCGCGACATCTCTCGCCGCACCATACCTGCTTTCATTTCCTGTATCGCCGCATAAGCTAAATTGTTAGTTAAATAAAAAACACTTCCGAGCTTTATAGAAAGGGCGCGGCTTGCGGCTTCAGATTGCGCTGTAGCCTCCCCCCTGTTCGCCACTGACCCTTGAGCGCCTGTGTCTACAGTGGCCTGCCAATTAGAGCGCAAAAGGCCCGTGTCAACGGGCGTGTCTTGTATTATGCGGCTAGCAGAACCTAGCAATGTGCCGCGTATTAGCTTTTCTGTTCTGGCTAATATTTTCTTCGCGGCTTGTTCTACAGATTGGCTCATTTGCGTATCTGCAAATTAACTGCGAGCGTTGTAGCCGCTGGCCTATTAGGGCTTACTGCAATAACGCGGAAAGTCTCGCTGTCTATAGAAACGGTGTCGCCTACTGCATAAACGTGACCTTCTGCCAGCATACGTCGATCACCTGCAACAACTGAAAACCCGCCAGAGTCTTGGTCAGACAGGTCAAAAACGCAAGCGTATTTAGCGAATGTGGTTGTGGTGTCTGTTGTTGTGCCTGTTGCCGCGCTATACGCCCCCTTTGTTGTGCGGGTAAACGTATATTGCCTACCAAACTTCTTTATCATTTGGCTTGCAGACGCCTGCAAAGGCGCATAGTTGTAGCTCATGCTCGGCTCACTGACCCACTGCTATGCGTAATTTTTCGCAATGCCTTGGTTAAAGCGGGAGTTTCGCGCTTCATGCCTGAGCTATTTGCGTATGTGACTGATATATCCCCAATGGTTTCGCTAACAGTCTCTCGCTCTGAAGGGGTCATTTTGCTGTCATTCTCTATTTCTAACTTAACGGACTCATAGACAGCTACCTTTACCTCTTTAGGTATTTCGTTAGATTCTACAGAGTAACCATCAATTAGAACGTAATCTCTAGGCCATTGAAGTGATTGCGTTTCTTCGTGTTTTTGGCCTACAAAGTGTAGCGACTCTATAAAATCCATAGACCGCAAGATTTTTTGTTCTAGCTCTGGAATTGCTGGATAAACAATTCCTCTTCCATCTGCCCATGACACAAAATCTGCAACGCTGACATAGCTGTTTGCGTTAGCTACACCCGTTCCATTTTCTACGATAAGAGTCATGCTTAACCTCGACAGACTGCGATGCGGTAAAAAGGGGGCTTGCGCCCCCTGTTTGCTTTAGCCCATAAGGGTAGCGATGAAGTCAGACTTCCATGCCTTAACGCCCCAAGCAGAGGCAACTTCAATCATGGTCTTGCGGTAGCCTTTGTAAACTCGCACCTCAAAAACCAACCCGCTTACGGGATCTTGCACGGTGATTGCATCATCAGCCGAATCGCCGCCTGCTGGAACAGCGGGAGCGCGAACAGCAAGCTCTATAGCTCGACGGTGGAACGCTACGTTAGGCGTATAGCTGTTGCCTACAGTAATCGCGTCGTTGTCACTTTCTGCTGATCGCAAGCCAGTGCCGCCAATAACAAAGTTACCGCCAGAAAGCGCGGTATTCACTGCATAAGCGTCTGAAGTGCCAGCGAAGGTAACAATGTCACCCGCAAGAATCGTGCCAGAGCCGCCATCTACGGCGATAGTAGTGTCGCCAACAGCAGATGAAGCATCGTTTAACAGATAAGAAGCGCCCGTGCCTTTGGTGTGCAAGCCAACTTGAGATGACTCGCGAACAGCCATGCCCATAAGGTCAAGCAATACGCCTTGGCGCAGAAGGTCTGAGCCTCCAGATGTGTTGACCTGCTGGAGAGTGGACTGCTTACGCAAATTTGCACCTGCCGCAGTGTTCATTACAAGCGACACTTGCCCGTCATTCATGGGCATTCCGTTGTCAGCTAGGATTTGACGCAAATCAGCGAGAGCATCAAAGTTAGAGCCAAACGGAGTTGTGCCAGCCGTTCCGGTAGCGCGAGAAGAGTTTTTGTAGGCTTCTTCCCACAAATCTACTTCAATCTCATTACACAAAGTACGCATAGCTTGTGCAATTTGATCGCCGTATACAGTCTCGTAACCGATACCGTTGTTGAGGTGCCGAATGTCCTCACCAGTGTAAGGAATTTGTACGGCGCGGCTGTTGCTGATTGTCAAAGTCTTATTGTCTACCGTCTGGTCAGTGCCTTCTGGGACAGTCATAGACTCGCTGACATTTACAGCAGTCGCGGCTCTAGTGAATGAAGCTCTTACAGTGTCGCCTTTTGCAACACGCTCAGAACCGTTAGCGTTAATGGTAGACGCAGGGATAAAGCCTACAAGCTCGCGCCCTACTACGTCAGCCGCCTTATAAATATCTGCGGCGAGATCAGTTAATACGTTAGCCATTAGTGGCCTCCTTACTCGTCATATATCTTGCCGCCTGATTTAACGAACTCAGCCCTGTTACGGTGATCCATTGCATCAAAGTCAGCCCTAGTTACCTCAAGTTTTGCTTGGGCTTTACCCTCACTTCTAACAGCCCCGCCGCCTTGCGCTTGGCTACCATCTATGAGGAAAGGAAATGCCGACCTAATCGACCCTTCCAACTCCTCCATGCTACTTACGGTCAGTTGCCCATTGTCATCCGTCACTCTAATTTGATCTTCAACCAGCGTCAGCCTTGCTGATATTTGCGATTGAAGTAAATTAGCTTTTTGAATATCTTTGGTCAGCTTTGCCGCCATTCTACCAGCTTCAGCGTCTATCTGTTGTTTTTGGGCATTGGTGTTCATTTCCTCAATGGTTCCCGTCAAACTAGACACTTTTTCTTCTAGTGCTTTATTGAGTTGTTGTAACTCTGTTTGATCTCCCTTGCCGTCTGCCATTTTTGCGACCTTGTTTTGCATATCGTCAAAGTCTGCTTCTTTAGTTTTCAGCTTACCTAATAGCTCACTGTTTTTAGCCTTTAAGCCTTTAACGGTTTCTTCTACTAGGGGGTCAGCAATTTCTCTAGCCTTTTGTTGAATAATGCTATCTAAATTAGCTTTAACTTCTTCTGGTAATTCTAGTGAATCTAAGTCCATATCTTGCTCCTTGAGCTTGCCTTTAGCAGTTAGATAAAGTTGTCGTCATCGTCGCGTAATTCTTTTAGCGTTAAAACATTACCTTGATCGTCTACAAATCTATCAAGTTTCACACCGCCTTCTCGAAATAACTTAGCGCGCTCCGCACCTAACACGCGCTCTTGAAATTCCGGTGATTGCCTTCGCAACCAATCTCCATAATTCAGATCAGCATTAACGCGACCTTTTGTGTCCCCTTTTGCAGGACGAGTACCCTTGATGCGCTTTCCTAGATCATATTCTGGGTTGACCACAAAAGAAATAGTAGAGCGACAATTAAAATGTGCCGGCGGTTTAGGATTTGCGTCATCTAGCTCATAAACGATTCCATCTCTGCTTCCGCAAATTAGGCTGGTGCGACTGTCGAGAGTGGCAACCCACTTATAGGCGTCCACTACATCTGTATTTTCTTTCATTGTTTCGTTGCGAGCTACATTAGAGGTGTGATTTGTAATGGTTCGCGCCAAGGTTTCAGCTTTGCGTTGTTGAGTAGGGATAATATCCATAATGTCCTGCGTAAGCTCTTGATTGCTTTTGCCGAGCAACAGAGCCTCTTGAGCTATAGTGTATACCTTGTTTGCATTTTTGCGCCCAAATTGCTCTAACAAGCCCCCAACAGTGTATCCCTTGGCTGGCTCTATAGACATAATATTAGTAAAAATGGCCTGTTGCAGTTGGGCTGGAGCAGGCGCGTTAAGGCTTATATTGACCGCCTTTTCTAGAACTCGCTGGTTTACGCCCACTTCATACGAGCCAAATTCTATTATTTCATTACGGAAAGTGTCTGCGTATTCGTCGCCAAGCTCTATTAAATAGGCGTTTAATTCTTGTATATTGTTTTCTGCTATTGCCCTGCCAGCTTGATCGATCTCCTTTAATCGTTCTAACCCCTTGCGTATAGCGGCTTTAATTGCTCTTGCCGCCTCTTTTTCCCTGCCCCGCGCGTACCGTTGAACAAAAATTTGGTGCCGCGTGAGGGCGTCTTGAATATCGTCATTTGTAGACATTCACTTTTTCTTTTTGCCTTTTTTGGCGTCTTTCTTGGCAACAGCTAGGTTAGACCACGCATTGGGGTATTTGACGCCCCTCCGCTTAGACATGGCTTTAGCTCTCGCTTTTTGGCTTGGGGTTAGTTTAGCCATTATTTTTTGCCCTTAGACGCTTTCTTTTTTGCCGCCGCCGCTTCTTTCTTGCCTTTCTTGGTGTATGAGTACTTTTTTCCTTTTACCATCGGCATATCAGCTTCCTTTTTTCCATTTAGTAGAGCTAGACTTGGTTTTGCTTGGCGACCACTTAACTTTGTTGGCCCACCATGCGGCAGACATTTTCCCCTTTGCAATGTTTTTAGCGTGGCGAGATTTAAACGCCTTGCGTTGCCCTGCTGTTTGATTAGTCTTTACGCCTTGTTGACCAAACCTTATCAGCTTAGTTTTGTCACCTTCCTTTGCAAGCACGACATGCGAGCTTTTAGAGTGCTTAGGGGTGCTTTTAGGCTTGTTATAGCCTGACAGCCCGTGTTTAGTTAAACGTGGGTCTTTAGCCATGATTACTCCATCGGGCTTAGGTCGCCTAACTCCTCGCGCACATCTTCTAGCGTCCGCGATCCCTCTATAATCCCTGCGGCTCGTAGCCTGTCAAATATATCTTGATCACTGATTATTTGTCGATCCATCAGTTGAACCATTGACATAATAAGTTGCGGGTCAACAGACTTGTCGTAAAACTCTCGGTTTATTTCAATGGAGAACTCTTGCTCTCCACCAATAAACATCATGCACCATTCTACGGCCTGCCTCAATGCAGAGCTTAAATTACCCACAATATCGCCTAATACAGAGTTTTCTGACGCAAACCGAATGCGAGCGCCTTCTGCTGTTTCATTGCCTCCCCTGTCAGTAACGATACGCGCACCAATAGCCACCATTTGAGTCTCTTTAGCCCTCATTGCCTCCAGCACAAGATTGTTGGCATTTGGCTGTAGCAACGTAGCAGAGCCCGTCTCTCCTAGCACATGGCCTGCTCTCGCTCCTAGCTTGATGCCATCTGGATTGAACTCATGCCATTGTTCTTCGTTTAAAGAATGAGTGATAAATAATGTCGGTTGGCCCGTAATAAAGCACGACTCTTCGTAATCTGCGGAGTTGCGGTAATGCGCTATGTTGACGTCTGCTATGTCTGCGAGGGGCGCATCATCAATAGTGCTGTCGTTGTTTTTAGACCCTACAAAAATTGCGGGAATAACATCCCATCGCGACCCATCAGACTTTGTAGGATACGTTTCTTCACCGATTGCCAGCCCTTCTCTATATATTTGTTGGCTGTAACCCTCTGCCGTAAGGCGTAAAACCCTGTATTGCACATCGCTTTCATGACCAAATTCGTCTCCATCGTCTATGTAAGACTCTGCTAAGACAATCATTGTCAGCAACTTGCGGCCTGCCACAGCGTCTGTCTTCCAATTAATGACTTGCTCTGCGGTATACGGAACGATGGACGGACGCAGTTGCAAGCGTTGAATGTCCTCTACAGACAATTCCTCATTAACCTGCGGATAGTCTACAACCAGCAAAGAGCGCCCTGTCTCTAGTATGTTGGCAAGCTCATCTTTAGCTAATTGCTCTATACCTAAGCCATCGCCTGTTGCGTCTTTAGCTAGGTAATCAACAGAGCTTGGAAGATCGTATTTTATTTCTTTACGAAACGCCGCGCCGACTAAAGCGTTTTTAGTACGGCCTGTAAAGTTAGTGAACACGGCTCTTTTAATGTATTGCTTGTAGCGTAGAGTCTCTGAGCCTATGCGGTCATCGTGAGTCTCTGCATCTGGTACAGGCAAGTAAGTGTGCTTTTTTTCTTTAACGCATACCGCGCCTTTTACCGCATCGCGGGTCTTTGTCCACACTGGAGCGTATAACGCATATTGCGGATGTTGAGTTTCAACAGGCATGAATTGATCCTCGCAGAGATAAGGCGCAGTTTATCACAGCGCGAACTTGACGTTGACGTTAGCCACTGGCTTCACTATGGGCATTTCATAAGCAATGACATAGGTTGTGGCGTCATTTTGATGGTCAAAGCCTGTTGTTTTGTCTGGGATGCCATTTAGATAGGTCTGCTGTTCTAGGCATTCTGCGACTCGCTTACATTTAACGGGGTTAATTTTTACTCGCCCTTTTTCCAGCGCGGAATTCATAGACATTACCCTGTCTTTAACTAAAGGGTTTTGTTTCTTGGCCCTGACAGAAAAGCCTGCTTGTTGAAGCAGTGCTATGTCGCTAATACTGGCGTTGGAGCTATGCCTAGCACCTCCAGAGGCGTCAGGATATATGTAGATGTGGCTGTCTGGGTATGCAGAGTTAATGCACTCAATCATGTCGCGAGTGTCATACATATCAACAAATTCGTTTACTGCGTGAAGCTCATCGCCTCTAATGACAAATACTGTCGCCGCTTGTTGCATGACGTTAAAGTCACAACCTATTAACACTGGCTCGCCTTTTTGATATTCCTCGTCACTGCCGCAAGTGTCTCTGTCATAGCTGGCATATACCGTCCCGCTTGTGAGGTTTACAAACTCACCGTCTAAATAGGCTTTTAAAAGGTTAGCGGAGTAAGTCTCTGATAGCGTTTGTATGTAATTAGGCGGCAAATATTTAGCGTTTGATGCGGTTGGGGCTTTAATAAGCGCATAGCTTGGCGAGGGGTTTTTCTTCCAGCGCTCATATACAAACCGGAATCCCTCTGGCGTTGTGCCTACTGCAACCGTATTAATCCCTGTTTCTTTTTTTTGGCGGTTACGGGCAATGATCTGCTCCCACGCTCTTTGCGCTTTTGCAAGAGGCAAGGTGTCAAGCTCATCTACGCATGAGTCGCTGACTTCATATCCAACAATACGGTCTGGGTTGTCTAAGGTGCGGAATATAATGCGCTTGCCGTTAACGTAAATGGCGTGTTCACTGCGGTTTATGCGGAACGGTATACCAGAGCCGCCTAGTATTTCCTCAAAGCGAGGATAGCAAATGTCCCTGACAAGCCCGTATGTCGGCATATAATAAGCAAGGTCACGCCCATCCCCAAACACTTTAGTAAGGGTTCTAAGGATTAAAGCATGAGTTTTGCCTGAGCCAAAGCCGCCCACAAAAGCAGGGAATGGTGCGGGGTGATGTATAAAATCAACCTGCGGCTTGCTCCCCGTTGTCTCCAATATCATCTTCTACGACTCTAAACCCTTTTATCTGTATATCGCCTTGCACAATTTGAGCGTCTTGCTGGCCTAACCAGTTTTTGCCAAGCCACACCATCATGGTGCTGTTGCCCTCTTGAGCGGCTTGAAATTGACGCCTCCTAAGAGATATTTTTCCTGCTTGGCGCTTTTGGGCAAAATAGTCCGAAAAACCCCTGCCTTTCTTTCTTTTACAGATGGTATTTAATGTGTCGTAATCTATGTCAAAGAATGCCGCTATTTCTTCTCCGGTGCATTGAATAGCACATAGCTTGTCAAAATCATTCCAGTCTATCTCCTTGAGTGGCCTCGCCATTGACTGTTTCCTCGTCTTGCGTTTTGCTTACACCTCTTTTGTGCCGTTAAACATTGGGTGGTTGTTTTCCATGCCTTCCGGTGTAGAGCTAAAAATATGGATTGGCAGAACGGTGAGTGGAGTTTCCTCCGTTCTGAAGTGGTGTGGGCACATAGGTTCAAGTATACAGGTCATGCCTGCGACAAGCTCCGTTTCCTCATCATCCCCTTTTTGGCCGACAATACTCCAGCCTTTCCCCTCTAAAACATAAACTACTCGGACTGTAGGGTGAATATGGTGAACTTGCTCGCTCGTAAAAGGCGGCATTGTAAGTTGCTGAAACGTGGGATCGCCAATTCTTTCTGGCGCAAAAAGCTGTCTAGTAGCACAGCCATTAACGTAAGGCAGATTTACCCGCTCCCCTAGCGAGGTTTTTTTGTAGCCGCACTGATACCCTGCGATGTGAACGGCTAAATGCTCGCTGTAGACCCTTTTTCTTTCTGGCGTCCACTCAACCGATTTGAGGTCGCCGCTGACCATTAATCGACTGCCGCCTTTTTCAATCTCAGGCGTCATTTGCTTTCCAATAAACGCCGTGTAGGTATAGAGGTCTTTATCTGAGGATTCGTAAATTTCTTCTTCCTCTTTATGCCAATAATGTGCGCCGTATCTGGTGTTATGTATTCCCATTTTTTATACTCCCCAAGATTTAGAAAACTCTGAGTCATCAATAAGATCGCTTTTTGGTATGCCGACCCTAGCGGCAAGCCTAATCACTTCTTCCTCTTCCATTTGAAGACGCGACATGACTTCCTGCTTTGAAAGGCCGTCATCAATCATTGACTGAATAATCCCAGACATATCTAAAACGCCATGCGTTCCTCGCGCTCTATTATGTCGGATTGTGCTCATCTTTTGGTGCGCGTCATTATTTGGCGCAGTCATAACAACAGGGACGAGTCCTTTTGTCACTTCCATAAGCTCTTTGTGTCCGCTAACCGTCCAGCGATGAAACCCGTCCACTATTTCATAGTCTGGATTTACAACAATCGGCTGAGTCCATCCGTCTTCAAGTATGCTAATTTTTAAGAGCTTCATTTCTGGGCTTGCCACCCTGTTAGGGTTGTACCCGTTAGGTTTAAGCTTGTTTCTGTCTATCCATTGAACGCTGTTTATAGGTTGCGAATCGTGGCTCATGCTCCCTCCTGTTTTTTCCCGTAAAGCATTTTTGCTTGCGCCTGCGTCATGCCTAAGCTATTAAGCCTTGTGCTGGCTTCATTACTAAGGTTTTGCAGAATGCGGCCCTTAAAATCTCCGCGCGTCACAATTTTTGATATAAAGCGCCATGAAACTCCGGTAAGCGGGTGAGCTAGCTCCTCTGGAATGGCGTCATCTGTTTTTGCTTTATGGGCGCGAATGGCCGCATTTACGTTTTTTGTTGCCGCCCTTTTGTTTTCGCCATTAAACTGATCAAGGACGTTTTGTATATGCGCTCTCCATGATGTTTGATCTGGCTTGTAGCCCTGCGAATACATCTCCGTATTGCCATATCGTGCCGCAGTTGCCGCACCTGCGACGCGATTAATCATTTTTTCCCATAACTCAGGAAAGCATTGGCTGTATAAGTACAGGCCGCGCAATGGTTCTTCTCCAAAAGGTGGGCAGACTCTTTGCTTTAACAGCGAGCCATACTGGTCAGTTCTGTTAAAAATATCGTACGTCCGGTTATAGTCCGCGTCTTTGTTTTTTACTAGTCGCCAAACATCTTTAGACGACCAATCATAAATGGGGTAAGCAAAATAAATCCCCTTGTTTGGTTTTGATATGTAGTTTTCATTTTTTTTCATTGCGACAGCGCGGTAACGACGGATGCTTTCTTCTGTCCTGATGCCTTGTATGACCACTTTGTTTGTGTTTTTAAAGTGGGCTAATCCAAACTCCTGCATACTCTGACCCATCACGAATCGCTCATGATCTGTAATAGCTTCTGGAGGTAAGTCTCTGACCCATATATCTTTTTCGTCGGGATGCCAGCAATGCCAGAACGGCTGACTATTAGAACAAGCGTTTCTATGTTTTATAGGCAGACAGTACCAATCTAGCTCTACCTCTGAGGACTGTGCTACGCGCCTCACATAATCAATTGTTGGAGGATGTATTGCCTCCTCATCATAAAACACGGCTTTAACGGGCAACCTTCCTAGCTTAGTTGCAACGTCAATAGTGCAAAGCAACATAGCGGTGCTGTCTTTTCCTCCGCTAAATGACACTATTACGTCATCATAGGTGTTATACAGATGCTCTATCCTCGCGAGAGCGGCCTGATAAACGTCTTCCTCTTGATATTTTTTTTTGTGGATCTTCGTCATACATCCAGCACCATGATCATTAAAGCGTCCTCGTTACTGCTTACATCATGCTCGCGCTTTATTTCGTTAAGGCGTGAAACCAGTAAGGTTTTGTTTTCCTGTTGCATCACTACCGCAAACTCCGCGTAACCCTCGTCTGTTTTTTTGGGAGTTACATCACTTTCAGAAAATTCCTCACCGTCTTCGACCCCAAACTCATCATTCGATATTGATGGCTCAAAATCCATGATCTGCATGTCTATATCAAATCCGGTCAGCGACATATCAAACTCAGCGGCTTGTAGATCATCTAGCTCCATCTGCAAAAGATCGACACTCCATGAGGATTTTTCAGCAAGGCGGTTGTCAGCAATAACATACGCCGCTCTATCTTCTTGCGATAACTCGCCTGTTTGTACTACAGGTATTTTTTCCATTCCCAAAAGCATAGCGGCTTTATATCTGCCGTGTCCTGATATGATGGTCATGGTGTTATCAATAAGAATGGGGGCTTTCCAGCCGAAATGCTGGATGCTGGTAGCTATTTGTTTTATTTGCTGTTCTGAGTGCTGGCGGGGGTTGCGCGCATACTCTTTAACGTCTTGGATATTTGCGTACAACAGATCCATCTATCACCTTCACATAAAAGCCGCTTGGCGGCGAAACAATTTCCAGCACTTCTTCTGGGTTTGCCTCAGTCAAAGGGACTAGGCCGTAACTTTTTGTAACGGCTATCTGCTGGGCTTGCTCTACAGCTATCTTTTCAGCTAGCCGTAAAACGCCAGTTATTGCTTCCTGTTCAGCTTTCCCGCAAGCGAAGCTGGGTGTCAACGGTTTCAGAGGCAAGCAAGTCTCCAATAAATTTGTCTTTTTGCGCGTTGACATAGCGGAGCTTGCTTAACTCTACAGCCATTGAATAAACAACATCTGGCGGTACAGTTTTCCAGTGATAACGCTGTTCAATATAACCATTCAACAGAGAATCATCAACAGTTTTGACGCTCATTGCTCAGTCTCCTTTAGACTGTCAACGCAAATATACCATATAAGTCAAAACTTGACCGTTCGGCGCTTTTTTAAAACATATTTGGACACTACTGCTCCACTGTTAGTTTCTACAGGTACGCTCTCTATAGAATGCCCTCGCCCCCGTAGCTCGTATACCCTAGCCGCAAGCCTCATGCATCCATAGAGCTCTAGAGCTTCCTTGGGCGTGATGCCTCCTTGCTTTTTAATGTGGTTAAGAATTTGTATATTCTGGCTCATACTGCCTCCTAAAAGTTGTTGTCGTAATACTTGCAAGGCTCGTCGCTCATTTGGAACCTGCAATACTTGCCTTTTTGCCATTGGCGGTTCCGCTTGCTCCAGCGAATGCGGCTTACGGGGTTGTCAGGGTTGCTAGTAATTATCCATTGCTGGCTGTGGTCGTTAAGGCACACTCCGGAAAAACCTCCTACGACCCACTCTGGCTTCCAATTCGGGTCTTGGACACAATCCATTGCTCTAATTTCAACGGTCTGCTCGCTAATCACCCTAACCACCTCAAAAGGCTCGCGGTCAGTCCATCCGCAATATGTGGCGAACTCTTTAATCTCTTGTGCGCTCATGCGACCTCCCTTTTTTGCTCTTTTAACCAAGCGTCAATAGGTCCGTCATATACGGTCATCCAATCTTCGCTGTCCCAAGGGCGTCTGCACATCACCCATATTAACGGGGCTTGTGTCCCGCGGATGTGGTGTATTGAGTAGTGCCACTCTGTATCGCCGTGACAGTCGCGCTCTGCGGTTATCTCGCTGTCAGGGTGCTTGCGGATAAATGCCTCTGCGGTCAAGGCATCTGTGAGGTGGTCAGCCGCGCCTTCTGGATAACCGTCGTGGTGCTTGTAGACGGTCACTTGCGGCCCGTGGGGTCTAGTAAAACTGTAGGTTGCTCTTGTTGCCATGCTTTTTTCCTCCCAAAAAAAGTTTGCTTACGCGACCTCGTCGTAACATTTAATTGCGGCTTCAGCGATATGCTCAAGCTCTTCACTGGCAAAAGTTTCACGGCCAAATACCAAGCGGATTGACTGCATGAGCTCACCCACCAGTGCCTCGTTGTTGAGATTGCTGAACCAACGTTCGGTCTCCAGCGCGTAGATGGCGAAATTATTTGCTTGCTGTTTAGTAGTTAGAATCATTATTGCCTCCTATATGGTCAGCACCATGCCTTCCATATATCCACGATACAATACTCACGGAAGGTGTCAACACTTTTGCATACTGTTAATTCATACAGTGTTTTTCTTGGCGCTGTCTGACGCTCTCCACGTTATGCAGACTCTGCCGCATTCCGGACATCTTTCGTACTCTGTGACCACCTTGCCGTCTTTAACCTCTTTTCTGCTTTGAGTTGCGGCTCCGCATGAACACTGCATAACCTCTCCTAATTTCTGTGCTTGCTTGCGATTTCTTCACGCTCTTGGTCAACGACCTTGTCAAAACACCATTTGTGATAGTGCATTGCGTCCCAGCCAGTGCGCCACGGAATGTCATCAGGCAGGTCATCAGGGCAGGTCTTTGCCTCATGGAATATGCCCTCGTCGCAGTAATCACACCTCATATTGTGGGTTCCATGATGTTGACTCTAAATACTTAACAAGTCTTTGAACGCATCTGGTTTGCGTACCAGCCTCAACCACTATTTGACCCAGCGCTCGCTTGTCTATACAGACCCACATATTGACGCCGTCAGGCTCCTTGCGGAGTTCTCGCATTATTATGTAGGGATGGTCTAGCGGCTCATGGTAAAAGCCATAAGGGGCTTCGTAAGTTACGAATCGCATAACTCCTCCTCTGCTATAGCGTGTTCGCAACAGGTTTGGCATTGGAACCAGCCTGTTCGCCAGCCTATAACCACCTCTCGCCACCATGTGTCGCAGTCAGGCCAAACCTTTTGGACTAGCTCGCCACTTTGGTAACGCTCTAACTCTGGCTCATGCACCAGCACATATTGGGTGTCCTCGCAGTCGTAGCAAGTCGCCGCTAGTTTGTAGAGCCCATACTCTTGGTCAAGCATCGTAAACCCCCACGACTCCAGCGTTTATCCACTCAAAAAAGAGGCCGTGTTTCTGCAAAATTGCAGGAATAATCGTGCGATCACCGAAGTAGTCTTCGTAATAATCAAGAAGCCTGTCAGGTCTATCGCCGATGCGTCCGTCACCCCAACACTCTGCGCCAATTGCAAAGTGTCCTCCCCACTCTAGATCAGGGCTTAACACATGGACGCCTTTGTTCTTGAGTTCCGTAAAAGCCTTTCTTGCGTGTCGCTTCATGAATTAACGCCTTCTTTCAGACTAGGTCCATTACGAACGGCAACAATGTTTGCCGCGCCATGATGCAAAGCGTTATTAAAAAGATCCCAATCGGAAAGGCTTTTAACTTCTTTGGTGTTTTTGTACACCTTGCCATCAC